ACCGTCTTCCATTGCTTTATAATCTTTCATAAAGGTTGATATTGTTTTTGCTACATCATCAATCATACTCATGCTTAACTTAAGAAGTTTTTCTTCTGAAGTGTCCACACCAAGTGCATGTAACCATGCTTCATCAAGTGCATTCTCTGTGTCAATTAAGACTACAAAGATACCCTGATCTTGTGCTGATTTAACAATGTTGCCTGCGGCAAAATAAGATTTGCCTGCTCCTGATTCTCCTGCAAAAACGGTTACCTTACCTAGAGGGACTCCTTTATTAAAGTCTCCGCTGATAAGATAGTTCAATGCAAATGAACCAGTACTAACCCAATCCGTTGGGTCATTGAATCCTATTGACAAGCCGTCAATGGATTTTGTTATGTCTTTTCTAAATTTAGACACGTCAAATGGTTTAGCCAAAATATACTCCTATCGTATTGATTGTTTGTTAATGATTCTATCAGAATTAGAAGGTTTGTCAACTATATCTGGGCAACTTTCTGCGATTTCGTCAATTTCTAAATCGTGTGGAAAATGCCTTAATATGCTTCTTGCCCTGTCTCTAATGAGACTGGGAACCCTAGGCGTTTTGCCAGGGTCACATAGTTCTTCTAATAATTTAGTACCTTGTTTGAGGGCTCTATACCTCTCAGTTGGTATGGTCATATAAATCTCCTATCAAAGTTGGGAGAGATATTTCACTCTCCCGTTGTCGATCTACTAGCTATTGCTTTGTCTTGCACGAATCATTGCTAGAATGTCTTGTGCTTTATCGCTAGATGTATCTGTAGATGCCGCTTCTGCTACGGGAGCAGGAGTTGCCTCAGGTGCCGCTTCTGCTACGGGAGCAGGTGCCGCTGGTGCTGGTGCTGGTGTCGCTACAGACTCTGCTGGAGCAGTTTCTTGTGACGCACTCGCTGGTGCTTGAATACCGTATGGACGATAGTATGCACCCCATTTGTCAACATCGTATGGACGACCATCTACTGATGCTTCGAACATTTCTTTGATGACCCTGAGTTCTGCTTCACTTGGCTTCTTAGGTAAGAAGTCTGCTAGATTGAATAGACCATTTGCTTCAATAGCCGCTTGTTCTACTTCAGTCAATGCAGATTCTTTACGTGACCAATTTGATGTTGAGTAATCAGCATACTGACCTTTAGTCGTTTTCTTAATGTTGAAATCAAGTCCACGAACGTAATCAGTTGGTAACTCTTCCATTTCTGGATCCATCAATGATGCTTTGATAAGAGTAAAGATTTGTGGAGAGATAACAAATCTACGAATTGGGTTCGCAGGTGTTTCATCTTCACCGATAGGGTTTTGACGTACAAAGCCTTGAAAGAGATAACTTCTCTTCTTCCAGTATTTGTTAGCCATTTCTTTTAGAGTTTCGTCTTTGTACCAAGGACGAACTTCCGCTAGTACAGGACAATTTTCCCCAAACATCTCTACGCAAGGAACTTGAACAGTTACTTGTTTTGAGTTTATATCACCTTTAACACCATTGAATGGTAGTTTGATGACTTGTCTTTCAATCCAAAAGAAAGAGTTCCCTGTATCAGCATCGGGCAAGAAACGCATAGATGCTAATGCACCTTCGTCCATTTTCCAATGCGGATAGATCGCTCCATCAGATTGTGGGTAATTATTACCTGTCGATTTATTTTCTTGTGCCGCGAGACGGGCACGGATGTCAGCTAGACTTGCCATATTGTTTCTCCTATAATGTGCTTTAATTTTAGCTTTCGTTTAGTTGTCGCAAGACCGAAGTCTCACTAGTGTAGTTTTTGTTAAAAACAATTTTTGACACATGAATCTATTATACACTAATATCTTCCTATGTCAATAAGTATTTATCACTAATGTACCCAAAAGAATAAAAACTTAAAAGAGCAAATGCAACCTAGGACCCATAGACTGACTAATAGTCAATTTATATCCCTAAGCAATAAATACTAGTGCTAACCATAACCTAATAACTTAAGGAAAACTTTACCATGTTTTTAAAACACTTTAAGCAGTCAAAGATTGCATTTGCTATAATATTTATTGCAGGAGTGTATAGTCAAAACATTTTTGCTCAAGCCACTGGAACCTGTACAGCAGGAACAGAGAATTGTGAGGCTAGTACTTCAACTAGTACTACCACAAACACGAACAATAACACTTCGACTAATACCAATACTAACACCAACACCTCAACTAACACTAATACTAGTACCAATACCAATACCAATAATAACACCAATAACAACACCAATACTAACACGAATACTAATACCAACAACAATACCAACAACAATACCAACACTAATACCAACACTAATACCAATACTAACACGAACAACAATACTAATAACAACACCAGTACCAATACCAATACTAATAATAACACTAATAGTAACACTAATAACAATACCAATACTAGTACTTCGACCAATACTAATAACAACAGTAATACCAACAATAACACCTCTACTAGTACCAATACCAATAACAATAGTAACAACAATACTTCTACTAGTACGAATACTAATAACAACACCAGTACCAATACTAATAATAACACGAATAACAATACTAATACCAATAACACAACTAGTAACAACACCAACACTAATAACAACAATTCTAACGTAAATAGTACTTCCAACAATACGAATACGAACAATAACAACTCTAATGTTAACCAGAACGTTAATAGTACAAGTAATTCGACTTCGGATAATACGAATACAAACAACAACAATAACAATTCGACCTCGAACAATACCAATAACAATAACAATACTTCATCTAGTACAAGTGACTCTAATGTGACTACAGATAACAAGTCAGAGAACAAGAATACCAATAACAATACCAATAATAACACCAACATAAACAAAACTGATCAAACTATTAAACAAGAGATCACAACTAAGGCACCACCTGCTAGTGCGATTGCACCAAGCATAGGGTCTAGTTACTCACAAGACTTATGTACAACAGGCGTGTCTGGAGCGTTTCAGGGTCAAGTGTTCGGTTTATCAGGTGGTAAGTCTGTTAGAGACATGAACTGTGAAAGAATCAAATTGTCTAAAACAATATATGATATGGGTATGAAAGTAGCCGCAGTATCATTAATGTGTCAGGATCCTAGAGTATTTCAAGCAATGGAAATGGCAGGCACACCGTGTCCGTACATGGGTGCAATTGGACCAGCCGCTTCTGATCGATGGGAAGAGAATGAACAGAAAAGACCTGATCAAAAGAAAGGTGTTAAGAGTAAAATCTTAGGCGTATTCAGTTCTGACAAAATTGAAGTTGACCAAATATCAAATGTGACTGCTGATGAAGCCGCTTACTTAGAAAAATGTACTAGACCTGACTTTAAAGGAAGACGTAAATCTACTAAGAGTTGTGAGGCAGAATGGCACGATTCAAAATAATATCATTACTATTGATGCTACCCATGTTTGCGGTAGCACAATACAATCCTCCTAACTATGATGAGTCGAATGCTGACGGTACCAATACCATTTACTCAGTGACTGGAGACTACGGAGATTTATATGATTTGACTCGTAGTGATCTGACTGGTGTGACAGGTTGTTACAATGGTCAATTTGGTGATGACACTGGTTGTAACATAAGAATGGACTTTGGTTTTTCATGGGAGTGGCATAACGACTCGTATACAGCCGCAGTAATGAGTACAAATGGTTGTCTTAAATTAGTAAAAGAAGATTACAACATTGGTAATTGGAACAGTTTGATGTGCTACGACTACACACCAAATCAATTAGGTAGTGGAGAAGAAGGTTATACTAAACATGTAACTGATACTCTTTTTCCCTTTTATACTGACTTGATTGGGGGAAACAGTAACAGTGCATTATTATATAAAGCATTTGATGATTATGCTATATTCGGTTGGTATTTTTTAAAAGAATACAATAGACCATCAGAAAATAGTTTTGAAGTTTACATATTTGATTACAATGATTCTAGTACAAAATGCGGAGACAGTAATACAAGAATCGCCTGTACTGATTCAGAAAGAGCAGAAGTAAACAAACCTGACAACTATGGATTTTTGTATGGTGCTTTAGATATTACTGAACATGATGTTTTGATTGGAGAACAAAAAAGCAATACAAACTATACTCAATATCTATTTTATGATGACAACACAGATAACTTAGGTGATGGTAGTGTTGACAATTCTTTTGATGATATGGATCAAGGATACTTAGAAGACGGTGGAGGAATATTGTATTCTGAAGCCGATGGTGAGCCTGTTCAATGTCAAAGCAATCCTTTATATTCAACAGAATGTTTATTATATGATCTAGCATATTTAGAGTATCAATGTAATTTAGATTCACAATATGATAGTGGATGTGAGTTATATGAAGGCAATGAAGTAGATCAAGGATTAATGTGTGACATGGATCCATTATATGATCCAAATTGCCCGGGGTATAGTGCCGCAATAGCCGCTACTAGTTCATCAGGTTATGATCCAACTACAGGATTAGTTACTGATCCTAATACTGGAGAGCAATACAACACAGACGGATCTACATATGATGATGGCTATGCCTATGATGACGGAGGTGTCAACGGTGACTTTGGTGATGAACCCTGGATGGAAGGTGGTGTATATGACCCTAGACTTGATCCTAACATCTCATATGATGACTTAAACACAGAACAACAAATGCTAGTTGATCAAGGTTTATCTCCGCAAGATGCTGTATTTGTTACAATGGGACAAGATGATATAGCCGCATTAGGTGAAGATCCATTAGCAGTACAATTCAACGGACATAGACCAGGCGATTATGTATTAGATGCTGTAGGTGGATTAGAAAACTATGATACTGAATTACATGATGAACAAATGTATCAACAAGATTTAGAATGGGATCCAACTGGTACAATTGCAGGAGAGAGATTAACTGCTGATGTTTGGGCGACTGAAGAATTTCAACAACAAGCAACAGAACAATTAGAGGGTATGGTAGAAACATACGGTGAGGATTTTTATACCATTACTGACCAAGATTGGTATGAACATGACGTTGCAACATATGGACAAGAAGAAGTTGATCAATGGCATGATAACATTGAGTTCGATGAAGAAGGTCAAATCAACTGGGAAACGTTTGTTGAAGGCACTCAGGAAGAAGTAGTTTGGGTAGCACAAGACAATGAGTTAATGCCTGATTATACTGAAGAAGAAATCTTTGTAGAATCTGATGAAATCTTTGAACTTATCACAGAAGATGAAGCATTTGAAGAATTAATTAGTGAAGATGAATTAGAAGAATTGATTGCTGAAGAATCTCCTGAAGAAATAAGTGAAAAAGAAGTAGAAGTGATCGAGGTCCAAGAATTGATAGTAGAAAAAGAAGAAGAAGCAGCTGAAGAACAAGAAGAAGTACGTGAAGAACTAGCACAAGAAGAAGTTCGTGTAGAGAAAGAAGCAGAGCAGGCCGTTTCAAGTTCTGGTTCATCTTCTAAGTCGAGGCCTACATATCAAAGTGTTGCTATTGCACAATTTGTTTCTGAAGTCTCAGATGATGTCCAAACTGCTAATGTTATTGAAGATGTAATCAGTGACGGTGGAGCCTCATCATCAGTGCAAATCGATTCGGGTGCATCACAAAGTTTTGCAGGACAAGACGGTAGCAGTTTTAATGACACTGGTTCACAATCAGTTGCTAGTTCATCTAGTAGTGATTCAACTGGTGTAATTGCAGATGATTCTAGCCAACAACAATTTGAACAAGTAACTGGTCAAGTTGATACGTCTATTGACGTTGCTAGTACGTCTGTAGACACCGTACAGACTTCTGCGTTTGAAGTTGCTGAACAACAGCAAGAAATGATGCAAGAAGAACAGTTATTCGTAGAAAACTTTGATGATGGTTCTAGTGGAGTAAGCAGTACTGACGTTCAGTTTGAAGATAACTTAACAGAAGCATTATCTTCTGGTACAGGGTTGACTGAGTTTTTAAGTCAACAAGCACCTGACTTTCAACGTTTTGAAGTACAGAACACAATGCAAGAACAACGCACTACAGACGCCGTAGAGAGCCTTGCAGACACAGTGGGTGCTGAAGTAGCATCTGCTAACTTACAAGTACAACTACAGAATATACAAGAAGGCGAACCTACTGATGATGGTGGGTATGCTGACCAAACGATTGCTGTTGCTTATATAGGTTATACAGCAGGGTTTAGTGCTTACACAGGTGAGCAAGTATATAGTCAAGGAAATGCAGGCTTCTTTGACGCAAAACAAATGCCAGACGGTAAGATAGATGACAACAAAATGGGCTTCTATCGTATGGCTGGCAATACACAAGAGAAATTGTATAAGATGGTTCTTATGCAATATGGAATTAATCCAGATGAAGAAACACAGGAGCAAAAATAATGAGTGAAGAAAACATCAAAATCGAGGGCGGCGATGGAGTCGTTCAGAACTTAGATTTAGACAAGTATACTGATCTACTTCTAAAATTAGACGAGGCTAATGACAAAATCAGAGAGATGGAAGCATTAACCAAAGACTTAAGAACTATTTCCCATGAAGTAAAACCAAAAGAAAAGTTTACTATCGCTGGCCTATTTATGGACGACAACAAGATCAATGAAAAAGCAATCATTGGTTTCGCATCGTTCTTTATGATGGTTGCGTTTGGTATAGTAGACTTAGTGACAGGATTAGACGGTACAGATTTAGTTATATCAGACTTTATCTACACATCGTTTGTTGTTGTAACACTAGGTTCATTTGGTATTGCTGAAGCAGGAAAAGCATTTAGCAGTAAACAATAGGAGTATATTATGGCAAGTGTAGAATACGAAGGAATAAAAATGAGTGGTAGCAAGTTACTTATTATCATTCCATTATTAGGAACATTGATCGGAGGAATGTGGGGAGGTTTTGAAGTCTATAACAGATTGTTAGAAGCAGAATCAAAACTAGAAGCACTTGAGCCTGAGTCAATACAACAAGAGATTGCAAGATTAACAGAACTTACAGAAATTATCAAAGATAACTTAGCAGGAGACATCTTAGAAGCCTCAAGACTAG